TGGTATCGACCGAATGCTCGATTGGTAATTGAAATGAATGAGGAAAATACTGAATCTATTCGCAAGAAGGCATTTAATCAGGCGTTCGATGAGTTGAGTAAAGTTATTGAGCATCAAATTAGAACTTTGTCAACAGACCAGCAAACGGAGTGATCATTGATGATTAAGTTGATTCATGATCTTGTTAATAAGCTGGGGGCGGTACTCAAACTAATGAGTACCCCTCCTGTAAATAATGATATTGTCGTCAATGTGTTGAAGGGTATGAAGAAGGATATTGACTCGATTATAAAGCAAATTGAGGGGGCGGGTAACTAATGGAAAATTTTACATTGGTTCCCCGCTTTGCTTTATATGATGATGATTTATCAGATGGTGCATACCGTATTTATTCAATGTTACAGGATTATGCTTTTCAGAGTATTTACTGTTTCCCGTCGATTGAAAAGATGGCTGAGGATACAAATAAAAGTCTTTCGACAATCAAAAGAGCGGTTACAGAATTGAAGGAAAAGGGTTATATTGCTGTATTCAGGGAAAATATGAGGGCTAATAATACCTATGTGTTAGTTCCAGAAAAGATGAGAAAGGGAATGATTGTCCTCAATTCTGTTGAAGAGTTTAATGCTTTTGTAAGTGAAGTTAGGGAGTATTACGAAAAGGCTGGAGAGAAGAAGTCAACAAAGAGAAAAAAGAAAGCTACGTCTGATTTGTCAACCATTCGCGCGGTAGAGGAAAAGATAGCAAGTGGAGACTATAACTTTGACATTAAAGAGTTGGCGGCGATATATAAATGGGCTAACCAAGAGTATCGAAGCCATCCTATAACCATAAATTACGGGAGAGATTATACAGCATTGAGAACGTTGTTTGGCGATAAAGAGGTATACGGTAAATTCGAGATGCTGATGTTAATTAAGTACGTGCAAGCCTATGATAATCTTTTCAAGGCTCCGAAATACCCTCACCCATCATTGTGGGGATTTAGTCGTGCGTGGCAGTTTGATAAGATTAAGGCTATTGTTGAGCATGAATTGGCGGCAGAGGAAAGATTGACAGATGAGTTAAGCGAGAGAGTTTATTGAGGTGGTGATGTTTGGTGGCGAATGACCATTGCATGGCTAAGACGTATTGTAAGTTATATGGAACTCATAAATGTCATGAGTTTTGCGATCCGTATGTTATTTTAAAGGCTATTTATAGTCAGACGAATCTACCTAAGCGGTATCAGTATGACAGACCAATTACTCCAAGCAAAAGGGATGAGGAAGCTTTTGATGTTCTCCACAAGTGGAAGCTTGATGTTGTGGATCATGTGGATAATGGAGATAACCTTTATATTTGGAGTGAGGGAACTGGAAACGGTAAAACTACGTGGGCGGGAAAGATTGCAAATTATTTCATTAGAAAGATGATGTTTAAGGGAGAGATTGAGGATTTAGTTGTGTATTTGTCTGTGTCGAAGTTCTTGGAGGATTATAGAGATAATTACAGTACACGGGATGATGATTTTGCAAAGTTAAGGGAAAAGGCTCTAAATGCAAAGATTTTGATACTTGATGATATCGGTGCGGAGAAGTCGAGTGAGTGGGTTCACAATCGTTTGTATGATATCATTAATTATCGAGAGGGAGAGATGAGAACAATCATCTATACATCTAACCTTTCAATCGAGGAAGTGGCACAGAAGCTTGATAAGCGAATCATAAGTAGGTTGAAGAACTCTACACAGGTTCAGTTGGTCGGGCCGGATAGAAGGGAGATGAATAAGGATGTTTGAGGAGATGATTATATGTAAAATTCTCAAAGAAAAGTCGCTAAAAATTATCAGCAACAATGGATTGTCTCCTGATATGTTCTTAACTCATGGTGATGAGATTAACTTTATCATTGATCACTTCCATCGGTACGATATAGTGCCTGATGTTCATACATTCAAAGAGAAATTCAGGGATTTTGATTTTGTTGATGTTACGGAAAGTGATGAGTACCTTGTTTATCGTTTAAGAGAGGCGTTCATGTATCGTGATGTCGTGCCCATCTTGACCGATATTCAGGATGTAGTAAGGACGGATTCAATTAAAGCTGTTCAGTTGTTGAAGGAGAAGATCGATTCTCTTTTGAGGTCACATAGTGTTCGAGTCGGTAATTGGACGGACATTATCCGGCATGCAGATGATCGACTTGAAGATTATTTAAAGCGTGTAGATGCGAGAGGTATACTTGGTATCTCTACAGGTGTTGAGATGCTCGATAATCTTCTTCATGGGTGGCTCGGAGAAGATTTGATTATCTTATTGGCGAGAACGAATAAAGGTAAGACTTGGCTACTTTTGTTCTTTTTAGTAGTGGCTTGGAAATTGGGGCACAAAGTTCTCTTATATTCTGGTGAAATGAGTCCGGGATTAGTCGGGTTTCGTGTAGATACACTTAATGGTCACTTTTCAAATAGTGGACTTATGAGCGGTTCTGTAAGATTAGGTAAAGGTGAAGATGATTTAGACTCTAATGATTACAGAGAGTATATTAACAGATTAAAGCAAAAAGAAGGGTTTTATGTCGTAACCCCCGATGATTTTGGAGGGAATAAGCCTACTGTATCTCAATTGTGCGATACATGGGATTTGTGCGGCGCTGACATCTTAGGAGTTGACCAGATATCACTTATGCGAGATCAGCGGCGCGGAGAGAATAAAACGATGATGTATGCTAACATAAGTGAGGATTTATTTTTGGCTACGCAGAGCAGACAGAAACCGATCATTGCTCTTGCACAGGCAGGACGTGAAAGTGAGAGGATTAAAAGTGAGGATGGAACACCTGAATTGCATCATATAGAGTATGCCGATGCGGTAGGACAGAATGCTACTCGTGTAATTGCGATGAATACGGTTGATGGGGTATTGAAGCTTACAATTCGCAAAAATCGTTATGGTACAATCGGGAATAATGTATTGTTGATGTGGGACATTAATTATGGTATAGTGAAACCGTTGCTGGACGGTGATACATCCGAAATAGCTGATGAGTATGGTTTTTAACCCCTTAATTGGGGTTATTTTTTTTGTTCTTTTTTGGTGTTCGGTATTAAGTTTATATGACGATATTATAGGGAGAGGTGTTATTGTTGGAGGTTAAATTGATTTCTCACACAAGGTTAAGTGATGAATTTTATAATGATTTGGTTGAGGCAGGAGCATATAAATTACTTGAAAATGTTACTGATGGTCAGATTGTAGCATTTACGGCAATTCGTACATGTTATTCTCATTTAAAGCCAAGTGAGATTTTTATTAAAGAGGGTGAGAAGTATTTTAAAAATAAGGCAAAGGATGGAGGTGCTGGTTCTGATGGAGATAGATTGATTCGCCATATTATGAATAGCGGTCACACATCTACGGTCGAGCATATATTCTTCACGTTCGGAGTTGAGGATTTGAGTAGAGTCGCACTGGCACAATTGACTCGTCACCGTGTAGGATACTCGTATAGTGTTCAATCGCAGAGATATGTTAAGTTTGGAAGCAATGATAAGTCTGGTGGGTTCGATGTTGTCGTGCCTCCATCGATTGCAGAGAACTCGGAGGCAGAGGGCGCTTACCTCGAGATTTTGGAAGTTATTCAGAATGGGTATAACAAATTGCGTGACTTAAATATTAGCGCAGAAGATGCTCGCATGTTACTGCCCGGCGGTGCAACATGTAATTTGGTGCTTTCATGTAATTTAAGGGGAGCATTAGAGTTTTATCGCAAAAGAGGTAAACACACTCATGCTCAATGGGAGATTCAAGACCTTGCTGAGAAGTTGCGGGAGAAGATCGTTTGGATTGAGCCATGGGCTGATCCATTTTTTGAAGGGGTGAAATCTAATGGCTAAACTTAAATTTTATTATTCAACTATGCGGGCGGGAAAATCTACTCTCGCCCTTCAAATAAATGATAACTATCAAAAGGTCGGACGGATCGGGGTTTTGTTTACAAGCAATTCGCGATCAGGAAGAAGTTGCATCGAGAGTCGAATAGGGTTGTCAAAGGAAGCTACGAACATCAACAAGACTTTTGATATTTATGGGCATGTAAAAGAGTTGTCAAAGCTTTTTCATATCGATTATATGATATTCGATGATGTGCAGTTCTATACAGCAAAGCAGATAAATCAGATCGCTGACTTGGTGGATGAGTTTGATATTGATTGCTTTTGTTTTGGCCTGAAAACCGACTTCCGAGGCGTAATGTTTGAGTCCGCTGTTCGGTTAATGGAGATCGCGGATGAGATAAAGGAGATTGAGGTNAAAGCGTTATGTTGGTGCGGCAAGAAGGGTGTGTTTAACGCAAGAATCGATGATTTGGGATATATGGTTTATGTTGGAGAGGTAGAAGTAATTGGTGATTCGCAGTATGAAGTTTTGTGTAGAGAGCATTTCAATAAAGGTATGACGCTACGTGCGGCTAAGGATGATGGGCTTGTATGACAAAATTCTATAATTTTCTAAAAAAGTTGTTGATTTATTTAATGCAAGGTGTATAATAAATTTACATCATAAATTTTCTATAATTTGGAGAGGGAGGCAGTCCGACGTGTTGTCGCTGTAATGTGTTGCAAAAAACGGACTTGGAGGTTGAGATTAATGGATGAATCAGATAATGTCACTTCGGTGGTGTCGATATGTTCTATTTAGATAATATACCTGTCGCCGCAACCATCGAGGATGTTGTTTACGATTTAAAGAGAGAAGCTGGTGTATTTAGTGATGTACATGACGTTGGAAATGATTTAATTGTAACATGTCCGTTTCATAAAAATGGCATGGAGAGAAACCCAAGCCTTGGAATAGCGAAGAATGAAGTAAGAAAAGTAGATGGTAGGGTCTTACCAGCCGGAACATGTGGGTGTTTTACATGCGGATATACAGCCGACATTGTAAAGCTTGTTTCTGATGTGTTAGGATTTCAAAGCAGAATTTTTGGTGAAAGGTGGATAAAGAAAAGATATGTAACAGGAGCGTTTGGAGATAGACCGTTAAACTTAAATTTCAGCAGGGAATCGAAGCAAATTACGACACAGCGATTTAACCCCGTTTTAGTAACCCACTATCATTCAGAACTCCTCAAATCAGATCGGGCGTTGAGTTATTTGAGAAGTAGAAAGTTGGATAATACCAACGTCCTTAACATGTTTGGGGTAGGATATGACCCCGAATCGGATATGATCGTGTTCCCAGTCTATGACCTTGACGGACAAGTGAGAATGCTCAAAAAACGATCCATTGAAGGGAAAAGATTTGATAATACGAAGGATGCATATAAAGCCAATTTAGTTTTNGGGCTTTATCAGTTAAAGTTTTTCGGAGATCGNAGTGAACCTGTTTGGGTCTGTGAAAGTGAGATTGATGCATTGACTGTGTGGACTTATGGCGCACAGGCTATTGCTATCATGGGTTCAAGTGTTACAGATGAGCAGGTTCGAGAAATTTTAAAATTATGGCATCGTCAATTTATCGATGGAATGGATCGCGATCAGGTCGGACGAAATGGGTGGAGGAAGTTCAAGAATAAAACGTGGTCGTTGGGTATTCGGGCTTGGGACACTAAAAACTTTGGATGTAAGAAGGATATCAATGAGTTGTCTAAAAGCGAGTTCGAGCGTATTCAACTTTACTGAAAAGGGGAAATCGCACATGTATCATGACATAACCACCGAGGATTTGGTTGTTAGATATCAGGCAATGACCGACAAAAATAGCTTGGAAGCGAATGAATTGTTGCGCGAAATTTGGAGTAGAGTTTCTAAGCTTATGGACTACTTCGCAAGAAGTTATTCAAATATACCTAACACTGATTATAATGATCGGTACAGTGTTTTAACTGAACGATTATTGGTCGCGTTACAGCAGTTTGATATCTCTTATGGTTATAAGTTCTCAACAGCTTGCAAGAAGTTTTTCATGCAAGGTCTAAATCTCCTCAATCGAGATATGCGGAGAGAGAAACGGTATAACCCCAACGTGGTTGTCGGATCGTATGAGGTAATGATGGAGATTCGTGAGGAAATTGAGATTGACGGTAANGGTGAAATTAATTATTGTGAGTTTAACGATGTGGAGATCAATGAGTTGCTCAAATCAGTTAATCTTGATGATGATGAACTTNNGATGTGCCAATATATTATCCAAGGAAAGAGNGGAAAGGATATTGCTGATATTTTCGGAGTGTCGCCGCAACTGATCAGCAGTCGAAAGAANACGCTTCGGAAGAAGCTTAGACCAGTACTNTATCCGAATTAAGAACCCGAAAGGGTTCTATTTTTTTTATTTATTTTTGTTTTATGTTTTTATGGTTGTGGTGTCATATTTATTTGAGATCACAAAGGAGATGAACAACTATGATGCACAAATTAATTCTCGTTGCTGAGGTGTTGANGGGAAAAGCAATTGTAATAAGTAAAAAAGGAGATAAGTTACAGCTTTACCCGAACGGCATGAGAAGAGATGTCGTTGTCAACAGCTTGGCAAGTGTTCTCAAATCATTGTCTAAAGTCTAAGGGAGGAATTGTCAATGTCGAGTTTGAGAAATCTTTTGAAGAAATATGAGGGTGGCGGTTCAAGAGGCGGAGAAGGTTCGAGAAAGAGAGTACCGTGGTTTAGCTTGAAGGACGATGGAGATACTGCTAATGTTCGATTCTTAATTACTGATGAGGTAGACATGATGAATTTTGTAAGAGAAGTTCATCGTGCTAAAATTGGTAGTTATGAAAATAATGTTGTTTGTACTGGTGCAGATTGTGAGTTCTGCCGTAGAGGTGAGCCGAAGAGTGTTCGTATGCTCGTACCTCTATATAATCTTGAAAAGCGTGAGGTACAAATTTGGAGCCGTGGTTTGACTGATATCAATCAGTTATTGAACAACTTTGATGAGTACGGGCCGTTGAACAATCGAACTTACAAAATTAAACGTAATGGTCGTTCAGGTAACACCAATACAACTTACTCTTATTTCCCTAAAGATCGGGAAGAGATGAGTAACTTTGATGAATTGAGAGAACAGGTTCCTAATGTTGTCGGTCGCGATTTCCGGTATTTCTTGAACCTCACCCGTGAACAGCAAATTGAAGTAATTGAGACAGGTAAAGTTACGTTTAATCGTTCAGAAGAGTCAGGAATAGACGAAGATGAAGATCAGCCTAATGATGAACGTGTGTTTTAATAATTACAAATATGGGGGAGAGGCCAAAAACTCTCTCCTTATTGTTTTAAGGGGGAATTTTTGTGAGCCGTGAATTAGAACTCAATTTTAGCAGAGAGCAAGTCAGCTTAAACGATCTTACAAGTAAATTAGCACATAATAAGATAACAAATACTCGATTAACGAGAAACAGAAATAAGATTCTTAATGCTATCGAAACAGTCAAGCAGTTAATCAGTTCGGGCAAATTGGTAGCAGAGGGTGACTATAAAATTGTCATGAAGGAGGATATACTGTTCCTGCAAAACTATATCCATAAGGCGATTTTAAATGGGGAGTATGTTTATGATGTTGAAACTACAGGTAAAGATGTTTTCAATGACATAATTGTCGGTATATGTTTGTACACACCCGGAGAAATACCTCTATATATTCCAGTAAATCATACTGACATTGACAATGTTCGTGTCGATGGACAGTTGGATGAGGAGGATGTAAAACGGATTTTAAGACCGTTGCTGGAAAATAAGGATTGCAGGTATATAAATCACAATCAGAAGTTTGATGGAGAATTTACTCAAGTATATTGGGGAATCAGAATTGCTAATTTCTATTTTGATACTCAATTAGCCGGAAAGTTGTTGAATGAGAATGAAGAGAACCACAAGTTGAAATATTTGTATGCGAAGTACATCAAAAAAGACCCATCAAAATGGTCAGCATTCGGCGATCTATTTGAGGATATCCCATTCAACTATGTGCCTATCGATATCGCTGGCGTGTATGGTGGTAATGATGGGATAATCCCGTATAAGTTGTATCAGTTCCAGAGCAGTTATCTTAGATATGATCATCCAAAAGATGAGTTCCGTAAGCTTGCTAAAATAATGTTCGAGATAGAAATGCCGCTGATTCCGATTTTGATTGACATGGAACTTAGAGGTGTTGAGATTGATGAGCAGAGGGCGGCGGAGTTGAATGAAAAGTATTCTGCTGAACTGAAAGAGTTGGAATTGGAACTTGATCGGTTTGTTAAGCGATATGAGCATGATATTTTGATTGATGAGACGTTGAACAGGCTGACTCATGGTGAAGGTAAGATTAATTACAATTCGCCGCCACAGTTAAGCAGATTGCTTTATAAGATTATGAAGTTGCCTGTTGTTAGTCGGAAAGAGCCTACTGGTACAGGCAAGAAGATCATTGAAAAGTGGTTGGAGCACAGCAGGGTCGATAAAGATACGAAGAATTTCATTAAAATGTTTAAGCAGTTCAAGACGATAAGAAAACTCTTGAATGATTATATTAATAAGTTGCCTAAAGCTGTTGAGCCTAAGACTGGCGCTGTTCATACACAGTTTAATCAGTATGGTGCTGTTACTGGAAGGTTCTCTTCATCGCATCCGATTCATAAAATTAACTTGCAGAACATTCCATCGAGGAATAAGGAAATTAGAACTATTTTCAAGGCAAGAGATAACTATGTGTTAATTGGATCGGACTTTTCGCAGATCGAGCCGAGAACTCTCGCCTCGCTGTCTGGGGACGAGGAGATGATTAATGCTTATCGTGAAGGTAAGGACTTGTATGCGACAATGGGAGCGAGAGTTTACCAGATGGATTATTGGGATTGTATGGAGAAGCATGAGGATGGGACAGACAATCCAGAAGGTAAAGTAAGACGGGATACGATGAAAAGTGTGCTACTTGGAATCATGTATGAACGTAGTGCAAAGGCGATTGCGGAGCAATTCAATAAACCACTTAAGTGGGCGGAGGATTTGATTGAGGATTTCAGACGTGCTTATCCTAAGATAGAATTGCATCGTATGACAGTAATAAATAAAGCTGAAACGTTCGGATATGTGACTACATTACTTGGAAGAAAGAGAAGATTGCCTGACATGAAGCGTTCTGATAAAGAAGATTGGAGATATTTAGATGCTCATAGACAATGTTTGAATGCTGAAATTCAGGGGACAGCGGCAGATATCATGAAGTTGGCGATGATTGAAGTTGGCAATAATGAGGAGTTTAAGGCTCTTGGTGCTCATATGCTACTTACGGTTCATGACGAACTTATTTGTGAAGCGCCAGAAGAACATGCAAAAAGAGTCGGTGAAATCCTTACTGATTGCATGAAGAAGGTTGGGGAGGAGTTATTGAAGTTACCGATGAAATGTGATGTTGAAATTACAAAGGTTTGGTATGGCGCTGAATATGAGTTTGAGACGGAAGATTTTGATGATGTAGCCTAATTTTACAAGGGGGTAATGTTATGTCATTAAGTAACCTTAGAAGAGCCGTAGAACGGCGTGTAGAGGCCGAGGAAAGCTTTGAGGAGCAGTTCCTGAAGGATTATAACAAAGCGTACTATCAAATCGAGCAGGAGCGGAAACAGGAGATGCCGGATGATTATTATCGTCCATCTTCTCTTGGGCCGGGATGTAAAAGAATGTTGGCGTTCCAGAAATGGGGCGCTCCTACTGATAATGTGGATTTCAGTGATGAATGGACGTATAACTTGATTAGAATCACTGAGAATGGAACTGACCGACATACTCGTATTCAGGATGTAATTAAAAAGATGGAGGAACTTGGTCTACATCTTGAGAATCTCGATGTTGAGCAGGTAATTGAAGAGGCGCGGCATAGAGGGATTAATTCACGGTTCGTTGAGTGGGATGAGGAGCATAAAGAGGCTCGATGTGCTAACGATGATCTTAAAATTTGGTTTAAGGCTGACGGAGTGTTCAAATATCGGTCTAAAGAGGTTCTGTTTGAAGTTAAGACTGCTAATGGTTTCAAGTTTCAGAAAATTGTTAACAGTAACCAGCCGTTGATTGAGCATATCCGGCAAGATACATGTTACAGTATGGGTCTTGGTATTGATTATGTTTTATATCTCTATGAAGATCGGAATTTTTTAAAAACTCATGTTATCTTATATAAGATTTCTGATGAGGATAAGCAGTACATTCGGGACAAAGTTGAGGAAGTTGAGAGAATTGTTTCAAGCAGAATAGTGCCTCCAATGGAGGAGGATAAATGTAAATATTGTGAGTATACAGCAGTATGCAGACAGTATTTAGAAGGAGATTTTTTCCAAGAACAGGAATAAACCAAGATTGATTTGTGTACTATGATATCAAAAATAAAGTTCGTTAAAGTGAGGTGGTTGACTGTGACGACAGTCGGAGGTGATGCCAAAAAACAAATCTTATTTTATCGTAAAATGATTCAGAAGCTTGAGGAGATCAATTTGGGGTACAATGAGGATTGTATCGATATGACGATCAATATACTCAAGATTGAAATCAAGCGAATCAAAAAGAAGAATAGCTAAGGCGGTGAATGTATGAAGGCTGGAGATATGGATGAACTTCTCTCATCGATGGACATCCCAACGTTAATCAACATCATTGAAGATTGTCAGGCGAAAATTTTGATTGATCCGATCAATGAGTATGTTGTAAATGAACAGTCACGGTTGATCGCCAAGTGCCGGAAATTGCTGACTGAAAGGGGAGTATTGTTAAATGAACTTGGAGCCTAACGGCTCTATTTTTTTTTCTTTACAGGAATAAACATAATCATATGGAGATATAATTGTTAACAGTTAAGGCATTAAAATTTAATGGAGGTATGACGAATGAATGATGTTATGAGGCAAACATTTGGAAATCGTGGGGGGACATATGAGGATGGATACGCTGATGGGATTAAGACAGCGATGCACCTTGTATCATTGAAGATTAGGAGCCTTCACGATGCGTTGAATAAGATTCGTGATATGGATGGATTGAAGCAGGTTAGGAAGGAAATTAACAGGTGGGATAAGTTGTATGGAGAACTTACAAAGGAACTCGGTGTAACTGTCCAGACCGATAATTCTGATAATGAAGATGATGATTAAAAGTGAGGCTGAAAAGCCTCCTTTTTTTTGTCTGTTTTTTACATAAAGGGAGTTATATTTATTTGAGCAAATTGATTCAACGGCCTTATATAAATTAGGAGGTGTTGAGTCAATGGCTAAAAGTGGTACAGGCAAAGGTTTTGAACAGGATTGGTCAAACTCTTGCCCACCTGAAATATTTATTGAGCGGGTAAGGGATGTTTTATATATGTCTGGAAGTTCAACAAGTAAAGACTATATCGTTTATAAGCATCCGAACCTCTTTTTGTTCGAGTTGAAGTCGCATAAAGGTAAGAGTTTGCCGATAAAAGAGGAGTATTACAAGGATGAGAAGCGGAGGGGAGAGATTAAGAATTACGGAGTTATCACAGCAAAACAGTTGGAGGGGTTATATGAGGAGAGGACAAGGAAAGGCGTGTATGCTGGATTCATCGTTAATTTCCGAGAGAAATTCGCAACGTACTACGTACCTGTCAAGCTGGTTTACGATTTCATTAAGGACGAGAACAGGGAAAGATCATCTATACCTATTGAATGGTTCGAGGAAAATGGTATTAGGATTCCTCAACGAAAGAAAATCACTCGATGGACTTATGATTTTAGATTCTTGGACTTAATTGTAGAGATGGGGATTGACTAATGTTAATTAGGTAAAGGTTAAGGAGGAAATAGGAGATGTTTTTGAGAGGTAAATTCGTTGTAAGTGAGATTACAAAAAAATCTAAATCTGTTTTCTTTAAGCAGTTGGTTGTCGGCGATGAACTTGAGATGGACTTGGAATTGAAGCCAGTGGGAAGATATGCAGGGGATACTGGGCCAAGTTATGCTGTGCCGATTCGTATTAGATGTGTAAGAACTAATGATTACACATACAAAACAGTAAATGAACTCGCATTGATCTTTAGAATATTCAAATTACAGCAAGTTGAATAAGGCGGTGGCGTTAGGTGGATATCGGACGTTTGAGGGAATTGTTGAGTGAGGTTAAAGATGACAACAGAGATACGCAGAAGATCATGGATGATATTGTAGATTATTACGCAAAGGATTTGGATGAGTTGGTGGAAAGAGTCGGCAAAATTGTTCGTAACATTCGTGAGGGTCATATTGATGAGTATTCTGACGATGAACTTGAACTCGACATTATCGAAATATCTGCTCAAATGTATTCTGCAAGTAGGGAACTCGCAAAGCTTGGCGGAGAAAGCGATTTGGCGAAGCATAAGAGGGCTGAACGGTTTAATGATGTGTTAAGTCGGGTATCTGGAACGGCGGCAGAGAAAAAGGCAAAGGCTGAGAAGATGGTCATGGAAGAAAGCGTACTCGAAGATATCTACAAACGTGCTTACGATCAATTAAAAATAAAGCTGGAAAAGGCTGATGCCGTATATGCCGCATTAAAGAAGGTATANGGTAAAAGGACTTTGGAACTTGATGTGTTCCGAAAGGAGATTCGAGGACGAAGATTNGGGGGAGATGAAGGAGATGACGGTTAAGTTATATTGCGATGGAGGATGTAGGGGGAATGGCAGAAAGGATAGTATAGGAGGTTGGGCATTCGTTGTAATGNTCAATGATACAGTTGTGTTCGAGGATTCAGGTGCTACGACAGGTGTTACAAATAANTCCATGGAATTATTGGCTCTTATTAATGGTTTAAGACATTTGTTGCCGGAAAAGGATGAGTACATTGAAGTATATTCTGATTCTAAATATGTAATATCTGGTGTAATTAAAGGGGTAAAGAAGTGGGCTAAAGCTGGATGGAGAACACAGGCTGGTACTCCAGTTGCGAACGAAGAACTTTGGAGATTGTTATTGAGCCTTGTTCAACAGTTCAGTAACATTCATTTTAACCTTGTAAGGGGGCATTCAGGGGTCAGAGGTAATGAGATGTGCGACTCTCTCGCTAACCGTGCTATGGATGATTTCATCGCTTACAAGGACTTTATAAGGGGATGATAATGTGGCAGATTTAGAATCAATTGTAAGGGCGCTAAATAAGAAGTTCAAGAAGGACATTATTGTTAAAGGTACAGAGGCTAAGAAAAGAGCATTCATCCCATTCTCTTCACCGTTTGCTAATTATATGACACGTGGAGGTATTGCAATCGGTAAGGCAACAGAATTTGCAGGAGGGCCGGGATCGGGAAAGACAACAACAGCCATCGATATTATGTATAACTTCCAATTAATGTTCCATGATCGATTGATTGTTTACCTTGATGCGGAAAATACGTTTGATGATGATTATGCTCGATTGTTCGGCGTGGACATGAGCAAGGTAATTATGATTAAACCTGAATATGAACATGCTGAACTTCTACTCGAAATGACTTTGGAATGTTTGAGGACAGGTGAGGTTGGATTATTAATCATCGATTCAATTCCATTCTTGCGAAGTAAGCAGGAGATGGAGGGGACGATGGAAGATAAGACGTATGCAGGAATCTCTCAAACACTTACAACGTATTGTGGTAAGGTAATACCGCTCATGAATAAATTTGAGACAACTTTAATCGGAATTAATCAAATTCGTGCTAAGATTGGTGTGCCTTATACGGCCTACAACTACCCCGGCGGTAATATGTGGCAACATTCTTGTTCGCAACGCATATTCTTCCGTAAAGGCGATTTGCTGGATGAGACATATGGAACTCATCCTCAAAGCTGGGAAGGTGTTCCGGTTGGTCATATTGTAGAGATGAAGTATCTTAAAAATAAGATCACGAGACCGGATCGATTGTCGGGACATTTTACGTTGAAGTATGGAGAAGGCATCGATGTTGAGTATGACATGATGCAGTTGGCGATTGCTCTTGGTGTAGTTGAACAGAGTCATTCATGGCTTCAATGGAACGGGATATCTAAGCAAGGAGTATTCCGGTTGATTAATGCGATCAAAGATGAAGGAAAGTACGAACAATTTAAGGATGAAATTATGGAAATTGCTCTCGCTTGATGCTTTACTTTATTATATAGTTCTATGTATAATAAAGACAAATCTAAAGGGAATGGGGATGAATGATTAATGGCAAATGCAAATGCTTTCGATTTTCCACCAGAGGTATTATCGGAAACGGTTAAGTTGAAGCGGAAAGGGATTTGGAGAGAAGGAGTTAGCGCGGAGAAGAAGGAAGAATTGCTTAATAATTGGTCTATGGCGGTAGCCGAAGTTTTCGGAGTAGAGCCGCCAGAGATTAAATATGAGCCTGAAAATGTTGCGGAGTATGTTTTATCTGGCGGTGGACGTTATTATAGACCAACGAATACGATATTTTTGTACCGAAAGGTATCGCTTATGACGCTGTTCGTAATGTTCTCCTATGTAGTGTTAGATGGTGATGTTGATTACAGCACTGCTATGGATTGGGGTCATTCATTGTTCAATGCGGCGTTGCCTAATGCTTATAGAAGTGCTCTTGAACGAGGATTGTTCATAACAGAAATCTGATAAGGTTAAAGCTGGAGAGGGGGCTGAAAAAGCCCCCTTATTTTAATACTTGAATATTATAATATTACCTGTATAATAATATTTAAATAAAAGATCGGAGGTCGAATGTCTATGTTGTATTTTGCATATGGGTCAAATCTGGATGAGTCGAGAATGTTGAAAAGATGTCCATCTGCACAATTTATTGCTAAGGGTGAGTTGAAAGGGTGGAAACTTACGTTTCAGGAGAACAATGCTGGAAAGTTTGTTGCGAATGTCGAGAAGGGGCGCAAGAAAGATGTAGTTGAAGGGGTAATATGGCACATTGATGATATAGATGGAAAGGCTCTTGATAAGTATGAAGGACATCCGGTAACTTATAAGCGCAAGACGGTAACAGTAAAATCTGAGTATGGTAAAGATTTGTCAGTAATTACTTATGTGATGGATAAAACTTATATGAAGTATGGGGGGTATGAGAGAGTAAAGACGGAAGCTGGGTATTACAGATATGTTAAATCGTACGATGAGGTTGTCCGCAGATACGGTGTGCCTGATGATAAGTATTTAGATTATATTGTAAGGGGTTATGATATGTTTGGGTTAAAAATAGGTAAATTGATGAATATCTTGAACAAGATCAGAAAGAACCATCCTAATGTGGAGAAAAATTCTGATGATCGGATCGAAATAGATTTTTGTCCAGATTGTGGATGTGAAATGAGTGTATGTGAGTGTGATAGTTATTTCTATTTTAGTAAGTCGGGTGCTGATAATTTACCGGTTGATGTTGATAATAATAAATACAAGGTGTTCGTATACGGAACATTGATGAAGGGAAATAACAATCACAAACTGCTCAAAAATGCAAAGTTTATCGGCGATGCGTCAATTTATGATTTTGCATGTTATGATCTTCCTTTCGGATTTCCTGCTGTTAAAAGTGAAGAGGGCGGCAAAGTCGTAGGTGAGGTATATGAAGTCAATGGAGCAGAACTGAGAGCACTCGATAGCCTTGAAGGGTATTACGAACGCAAAGATGATGGAATGTATCTAAGAAGAAAAGCTACCGCGTTTTATGATGATGGTAATTATGATTCTGTATACTTTTACCTTTGGAATCGTAATTTGCCGCAAGGATCGATATACGTAACCAGCGGTGAGCGATGGGAAAAGAATATGTTCAAAAAGTTTTATTGATCCGATCCCTAAATTGAGGAGGTTAATTCACCTCCTCTTTTTTATTTTCTCCTTTTGTCGGTGTTAAGTAATTTTACGGGGTGAGGATTAATGAAAAATAATACAAGGTCATATTCAAGTTTTCAGGAAAAAGGTGTATCTAAGAAATTCGGCACTAATGTTCAGATAGCCAGCGGTGCTACGCCGTTTTATAAAGGTGATGGCATCGATGAGCATCTTTTCATTGAGTGCAAAACCAAAATGTCTCCATCGAAAAGTGTCACAATTAAAAAAGAGTGGATCGATAAAGCAAAAGAGCAAGCAACTCAAATGAGAAAAGGAAATTTTATCCTTGTTATCAATTTCGGCGAACAGAATTGGAATGGGACAATGAAGGACTATGTTGTGATGGAAGATCATTACTTTGAGCATTTGTACAAGTGTGCAAAGGTGGTTGATGCAATAATTGAGGATGAACTTGGAGGTGTCCTCATGGAAGGCTTTGCTATAGATGAGTTGGCGGAGATGCGTAATAGGTTGAGGAAAATCATTAATGAGACATTGTAAGGAGGATGTTTAAAAATGGAAAATGTTCAGTTTTTGACTGATGAGTTTATATCTAAGTTTGATGGTATTAAACCGCCATTGACGGTGTTGGGTGAGTTTATTTATTATCGTACCTATTCTCGTTGGTTAGAGGATAAGAAGCGGAGAGAGACGTGGCCCGAAACGGCGCGAAGAAGTGTTGAGTATAATATATCGTTGGAGTATAGACATCGTGTGAAAAACGGTCTTCCTGTAGATATTGATGAGTTGCGCCGTAAAGCAGAGGATTTGTATACAAGGGTATTTCATCTTAAAGCGTTTTTGAGCGGACGTACATT